ACCTAATAGCCAAGATAGTTATAAATTAAAAGATATTGAGGAAAAGAATTTCCTCAAAGAAATAAGGATACCTATGAGAAAATGGGAAGATGATGGAGAAGAGTTGGCGGGCTTTGGCCTCATTGAACCGAAGGACGTCCCACAGCCACGGATTAGGAAGTCCGACCCAAAGACTCGTGGAAAGCGCCCAGAGCATGAGTGGACGCCGATGGACGTTGCGGCAGAGTTTAGTTTCCAAGTTGGTCGGAAGTACCCGCTACTTCCTGGGACCGTATCCGTTAAGTCGCTCTCAGGAGCGCTCTCAAAGTTCAGGAAGCAGTACAACACCACAGCCCTGATTGAGTTAGAGTTGCTTCGCCTGTTCATGGCAGACGAAAGAAACTTTGAGCAGATTGGTGATGAGGCTCCGCTGCTGTACAAGAAGTACCTCGCATCATTTGGCAAGAAGATGAACCAAGCACGAGAGAACCTTGGTTTGACAAAGGTCAATGCACCAGTAGAGACTTCCGTCAAGATAGGTACTCTCACCGCCAGCGATGGTCGCATATTCCAGAACTCGCTCTCTGGTCGTGCACAATTAGAGCGTTACGAAAAACGATTAGGAGCAAACAAATGATTCTCGATACGGGAACTCTGATTGGACTCATTATTGCACTTGCAGGTTCAATTACTGTTATGGGACTGTTATGGAAACAAAACATTATTTTGCAACGTGAGACACAAGATTTACTAGAACTACTACGCAAGGAGAAGAACAATGGCTAAAAAGGTTAATGCACTATTCGAAGCAGAACTCATTAAGAATCAAGAAAAGGGTGGAGCCTGGCTTTGCGAGTTCTCCATTGTCCGTGACGATATTGAACAGCCAGTCACAGCAGGTCGTCAGGCGTTCTCTAACGCATCAGCAGGTAAGCGTTGGCTCAAGGCTATGGTTCTTGCTAACACTCCCAAGAAGAGCATCAAGATGGTTGCAACAGATGCCCGCGACATTAAGGACAAGCCAGTCCACTTTAATGGCGCAGTAGCATTTAAGATTATTCTTTAATAGTTTAATTGGGGGAACATGTACGACATCAATGAGTTGTCATCGCTTAAGCGTCATTGGCTAACTCGCACTTCAAATATCCCACGTAGATTCTTTGGTTTAGAACCACAAGACATCATTGACCGTGCTGGACATTTTCCAGATGAAGTAGCGACGTGGATTGATGACGCTTCTAGCGGTCATGTCATAAAGCAGATTGGCAGCATTGGCATCAATGGTGTCGGTCTGCTCTTTGATGGCGGTCCTGGTATTGGTAAGACAACGCACGCAGTTGTAGCCGCTATGGAGTTCCTTCGCAGACTTCCTAATGACGATGCTGAGGCATGTAAAGTTCTGGGCGCAAATCAAAAGGATTACGGGCTCGCATTTAAGCCCATCTACTATATGACCTATCCAGAGTTCTTGTCTCGGAAAAAGTCAACCTTTGATGCAATGCCAGAAGATAAGCGAGAGGCTACATATGAACTCGATGGTCTTCATGGTCGCTCTAAGTTTGATTGGCTCAATGTCCGTGTCCTAGTCATTGATGACTTAGGTAAGGAGTACGGCTCAGAATACAACGACTCCTCTTTCGATGAGATTTTGCGTTTGCGATACGACAAGGCTCTGCCAACAATTGTGACGACTAACGTGAGACTTGAGAATTGGGAAGCCGTATACAAGGAAGCGATGGCATCGTTTGCCAACGAAGCCTTCGTTCGAGTCCCTATAATTGGAGAAGACTTGCGAGCCGCACAATGAAAGGCATGAGCGTGGAGAGTTCTTGGAGAACAGTGCAACTGTTTATCTCTGCTCAGGCTGCTGGCATTTTTGAAGTAGAAGTCGATACTGACACAAAGAGAACCCGCTGCAACTGCCCCGTATGGCGCAAGACATCTTCGTGCAAGCATGCAAACTTTGTCAAAGAGAAGATGCGTATGAACAAGGGTCACTACTCAATCCTTGTACCAAATGAAGTTTCCGAAGAGTTGGCAGTTGACGCTAGTGATAGCGCTGCTAAGTTTCGTGAGTTCATAGTGAGATACGCCAAGGTAGAAGTCATATGAAAAATGGAGACATATCAAATGTCTCCTCTCCTCAAGTAATCTGCATCACAGATTTGGTTGTTGGTTTAATCCAAGAGGAGACCAAGACTTTCTTAACTAAGAAGGTGTCGGCAAAGGTCGGAGACATCGAACTGCAGAATGCCAACAAACTCTGGGTCATGTCTAACAAGTATGAGATATCTCTCGAACTGGCTGGCTTTGAGTCTGAGGGCTGGACAGAAGAACTTCTTGACAAGGCCTTTGAGAAATTAGAGCGCCGCGTCGTTAACCCATTTAACTATTGGCAACTCTACGAGGACGCTCAGGAGTTAGTTGCAGGCTTGCCGTACCGCCCTAATCTGAAGGCTGTGCTGGATATCCCAGGCCGAGTTGCACAGTATGGCTCTGCTGGTGTACAAATAGACAACATCTAATCCTTGAGGGAGGGTTCAAATGGGAAACATCGCAAATGTATATTGCCCAATGTGTCGCAGTCACGATGTCAATCGACTTTGGGTTAACGGAAATACATATCTTCAATGTGCCATGTGTGGCGAACGATTTAAATAAGGGGGACAAGTGGCAGCAGATAACGAAGCACGGCTCCTTAGTAAGGTCATCCGTGACCGAGATATCGTGCCTGCCCTTTCTCGTGGAGTTGGCGAGAGTTGGTTCTTAGACGACGACAACAAGCGAGTGTGGTCATTTGTTCGTAAGCACTATGGCGAGTACAGCGAAGTGCCGACAGCAGTAACTGTCAAAGACCATTATCCAAACTACAAAGTTCTTGATGTACAAGACAGCATCGAGTACTTACTTGACACGATGGTTGATTTCCGTCGTCGCATGCTCACTCGTCAAGGTCTGGAATCTGCAATTGAACAGTTGCAAGAGAATGACCATGATGCAGCACTTCTCGCAATGGAACGCACCATTACAAAAGTTAATGAGCAGGGTGTTCTTGGAACTCACGAGATTGACTTAACAAAGAACACTGAACAACGTTACAAAGATTATCAAGCGCTTCAGAACGCAGAGTTTCTTGGTATCCCTACAGGCTTTACAAAGATTGACGAAGCAACCGCAGGATTACAGGGCGGTCAACTCGTAACAATCATTGCACCGCCAAAGACTGGTAAGTCACAGATTGCATTGAAGATGGCTATCAACATTCATCTACAAGGTAAGTCGCCTATGTTCCAATCATTTGAAATGAACAACCACGAACAACAGCAACGTCACGATGCGATGCGAGCAAACGTATCTCATGGTCGTCTACGTCGAGGAAAGTTGTTACCAGCAGAAGAGAACCGCTACATCGACATACTAAATAAGATGGAGACTGAGCACTCGTTCCACTTGGTTGATGCAGTAAATGGAATTACTGTCTCTGCATTGGCAGCAAAGATTGAGCAGACAAAGCCAGATATTGTTTTTGTTGATGGTGTGTATTTGATGCTTGATGAAGTAAGTGGTGAGATGAACACGCCTCAAGCCATCACTAACATCACTCGTGGGATGAAGCGCTTAGCACAGAGAATTGATAAGCCAATCGTCATCACTACACAGACTCTGTTGTGGAAGATGCGAGCAGGCAAAGTTACTGCAGACTCAATCGGATACTCCTCATCATTCTTCCAAGATTCAGACGTCATCTTGGGTCTAGAGCCTATTGACGAGGATGAAGAACTTCGTAACCTCAAGGTAGTAGCAAGCCGTAACTGTGGTCCAACAGAGACTGCGTTGACATGGCGTTGGGAGACTGGCTGCTTCCACGACGAAGAGGAAGTATTTAAGTGCAAGTACTGCTCCGATTGGAGCCGTGTGTGATTGATGTTGAGAAGGTTCTTCTTGGTTTAGACCTACCGCTTTACTCACAACGTGGAGTTGAAGTAAATGGTTTATGCCCAATGCACAAGAAGCGCACAGGTAAAGAAGACCAGCATCCTTCGTGGTGGATTAACTCTGAAACAGGAGTTCACATTTGTTTTTCCTGCGGATACAAGGGGAACATCTACACTCTCGTTGCAGATGTAAAGGGCATCTCCTACTTTGATGCTCAAGATTATATTGGTGAGAATTCTGAAGTTCCTCTTGATTCTTTGATGCGGCGCATCAAAGACTTGCCGCAGTACATACAGCCAGAAGAGCCAGTGATTGCAATGTCGGAGGCTCGACTTGCTGTGTATACCTTGCCACCTGATATTGAATTAAAGAAGAGGTTCTTAAAGAGGGATGCTGTGAATATGCATGGCGTGCTGTGGGACGTAAATAACGAAGCATGGATTCTTCCAATCAGAGACGCAGATACTGGAGCACTACTTGGTTGGCAAGAGAAAGGTGCTCGTGGCCGTTTCTTTAAGAATCAACCAGCAGGAGTAAAGAAGTCTAAGACTGTATTTGGTATTCAGATAATGAGTTCAATACACGACTTAATCGTTGTTGAATCTCCATTGGATGCTGTACGTCTAACGGGACTAGGGCATAACGCCATCTCAACTTTTGGTGCAATCATAAGTGAAGAACAAGGAAAGATTATGCGCCGAGCACCTAAAGTCATTGCTGCTTTTGATAATGACAAAGCAGGTTACACAGCCAACGAGCAAGTCAGAGTTATGGCTCGTAAGTACGGAATGTATTTGTACTACTTTAACTATCGAGGAATCGACGTTAAAGATGTAGGAGATATGACAGAGGCAGAGATTGAGCACGGAATTAAGA